AGTAAAGACAGTGCAAAATGACACTGACATTACTGACCTCACCAATGCTGTAATGACTCCAAAAGTCATTGATATGAGTGGTTCCAGCTTCCCTCAAACCACCCTTATCACGATTGAGCCAGCGGACGTGGCCGTGACTATGGAGCCTGGAAATTATTACTACAGCATCAAAATCATTGATACTCAGGGAGAGGAATTTATCGTTGCACAGGGTCGGTTCGCTTTGGTAGCCTACCCCACCAATGATATAACCCCATAATTATGGAAAATTCAGCTACCATAAACAGTACCGTTACTGAGGGCGGCACAATCAACTCAACTGTTGTAACCGCTTCAACTGTCTCCTCTACGATGACTGGAGGCGGTATTGGCCCTCAGGGTCCGTCTGGTCCAAGTGGGCCTAGTGGTCCTCAAGGAGTTAGTGGTGTATCTGGGGTTAGTGGAGTTTCAGGCGTTACAGGCGTTACAGGCGTTACAGGCGTTACAGGGCCTTCTGGCGGTCCTACTGGAGTCACAGGTGTCACTGGGCCTACAGGAGTGGGTACGACAGGAGCTACTGGTCCGACTGGTATCACAGGGAGTACCGGTGTTACAGGTCCTACTGGTATAGTAGGAGCCACAGGAGCCACAGGACCAACTGGTCCAACCGGCATACAAGGAGTCGTAGGGCCAACGGGCGTGACTGGTGTGACTGGTGTGACGGGTGCAACGGGTCCTGCTGATAAATATTCAACTACCTCTTCAACCAGTAACGCTATATCAGTCCCAACTACCTCAATGACTTACACAATAGGGACAGGCTTAGCTTATACAGCGGCTCAAACTATAGTAATTGCTAATAGTACTAGTAATTATATGGAAGCAACCATTAGCTCTTACAATAGTAGTACTGGCGTGTTAGTCGCAGTAGTTACTTTGGCCGTAGGTTCTGGTACTTATACTTCATGGACAGTCAATCTTGATGGTGCAGTGGGTGCGGTGGGTGCGACTGGTCCGACTGGGCCTACTGGTGTGACTGGCCCTACCGGAGTTACGGGTTCTACCGGAGTTGGCTTTAATTTCACGACAGAAACTGTGGCATCCAATGCGGTCACGCTATCGAATAGCTATACCTGGAATACAGTTACTAATAATGCTGCTGGTTCGGTGGCCATCACAATTCCTACAGCTGGTGCTACAGATGGACAATTATTGGGTGTTCGATTTTATGACTTTAGCAATGTGGCTCAAACCTTGAGTTGGGTTAATACCGAAAACTCTAATGTACAAGTCTCAACTCTTTCTAATGGTTCAACGACCTTACCGCTTACAGCAGCTTTTCAATATAATTCACAGACGTCTAAATGGCGTTGTATAGGAGTATCTTAAAATGTCAGTAGCATTTCGATCAGCAGCAGTAGCAAACAGTGGCTCTTCACCAGCAAGTAGCCTTGCTATAAATATGCCAGCTGGAGCTACGATTAACGATAATCTTATTGTTTCAATAGCAGTAGATGGTGGTTCTGGTGCAACGGTGACCCCTCCTAGTGGATGGACAGTATTAAAAATTGAGAACGCACTTACAAATATTCAGTGTGTAATGTATTGGCGGTTGTGTACCGGTACTGAGCCATCATCATATACTTGGACATTTGACAGTTCGCGAATGGCATCTGGTAACATGGCAGCATATAGCGGTGCAACTCCTAACTTTCCTGTAGCAATTGGTCAAACCAACAATTCTAGCTTGTCAACTTCTTTAACTCCAGCCGGTGGCACAAATTATACTTATAGTGGTGCCTTTGTTTATGGTTTTGCTACTAAAAATACTGTCGGGAGTGCCTCAATAACTGCTGCTAGTCCAATTACGAAACGAAGTGATACTTGTACAGCTGCCTCTGACTACATTGAGAGTGCCATTGGCGACTGGACAGGAATAGCTGCACTTCCGATATCAGGTTCTACAGGAAATGTTCAAGCATGCAGTCAATCTGTCTACTATTCTGGAGGCGTAGTTTTTCTAGAAGATGCACACCAATCTCTTAATCAAATCATACATACTCCTTTAGTTATTGATAGTTATTTTGGCAGTACATCAGGGAGTGGAACTTCCTTGACGCCGAATTCGGCTCAGCCAATGGCAGCACATTACAATAATGAATTACTAGTAATTTTTGTGAAAATTCGTAACGGTAGTACCACCGTTAGTAGCATAAGTGGCGGGGGACTAACATGGACTTTGGCAAAACGTCAAAACACTGGTGGAGGCTCATCTGAGATATGGTATGCTTTTTCACCGACTCCTCAAGTACCATTTACCCCAACAGTTACGTTTTCTGCTTCCACAACATCAGTCGAAATATGTGGCCTATCTATAATTGGGGTGGACTCAACAGGCACTAATGGGTCGGGTGCTATTGGTAATACAGCCGGAGCTACAAGTTCAAGCGCTGCTCCTACAGTTAACCTGACTACCTCAAGAGCAGGTTCATGGGTTTTTGCATGTAGTAACGACCCGAGTGCGGCCACTAACTTTGTGGCTGGCACTTCTCAGTCATTAATAAAAAGTGCGACAGATGGTACAAACAGCTGTAGCGGAGGTACTCTCCAGCAGACGAGTCCAACAGCAAACTTAGGGACAACAATAACTTCTAACTTTACGGCTCCATCTGCTAATAGCTGTAATATAGTAGCAATAGAAATACTACCTAGATTAACTTCTAATAATATACCAATGCTGGTGTAGGGCAAATATGCTATATCCTGGATCCGGAGTTAATTATAATAATTTATCGAGTAATCTACCACTTGATATTCCTTATTTCACAAAATTTATGATTTTTGAGTATACTGAGGCTAATAATAATTCGCCTGCTGAATATGGCTTTTCACAATTACATCCAGATGGCAGCATGAATCCAATGTGGTTTGAGTTGTTTCAGTCAAATCCAACTCCTTACTATCCATATGTAGCACCAGTGGTATAATAAAAACAAATGCATACACTTCACGTTGTCTCCTTACCCCATACGCAGCTCACTAAAGATTACTCAATGTGTGCTTACACTGAAAAGGTACGCAAATTTGCTAAGATGATGGCTGCTAAAGGTCACAAAGTTGTCACTTACGCTTCTGAAGATAATGCAAGTGAAGTCTGCATAACCAAAGGAGAACAGGCAAACTTTGGGTTTAATGGGCCACAAGACTATTTAAAGATCGACTTCAACGACCCTAAATTATGGCCGCTTTTTAACGAGCGTGTTATCGAGAAGTTGAAGCAAAATATCCAGCCAAGAGATTTGATTTGTGTTATTACCGGTACACCGGCTCAACCTATTAAAAACGCCTTCCCAGATAACCTCATAGTAGAATTTGGTATTGGTTATTCAGGCATAATGAACCCAAGTTTTAGAGTTTTTGAATCGTATGCGTGGCGTAATTTTGTTTATGGCAAATATGATATGGATGGGCAATTCTATGACGAAGTGATACCTAACTATTTTGAAATTGAGGATTTTCCTGAAGCAGAACCAGAAGATTATTACTTATTTGTAGGCCGTTTAGATTCTCGAAAAGGACTAAACATCGCTCAGGAAGCCTGCAAAAAACTTGGTAAGCGTCTAGTAGTAGCTGGCCCAGGCAATTTTACTGGCTATGGTGAGTATATAGGAGTAGTCAATCCTACTAAACGTGGTGAGCTAATGAGCAAAGCAGCTGCACTATTTGTGCCGACTATGTACATACCGCCATTCGAGGGCGTTCATGTTGAAGCACAGTTATGCGGTACGCCAGTTATAACTACAGATTTCGGTGTGTTTTCTGAGACAGTAGATAATGGGGTTAATGGATACCGTTGCAAGACTTTTGCAGATTTTCTTGAAGCGACTGAAAAGATTTGGTCGTTAGACAGAAGTACAATACGTCAAACAGCTCAAGATCGTTATTCCCTAGAAACTGTTGGGACTCAGTATGAGGACTATTTTAATCGACTACTAACTCTCCATGATAAGGGCTGGTATACTGAACCTTATGTACTAAACCAGCCATAAGTAGTATGATTTAAATATGTTTCCTAACTACAATGCTTTATCAGCTAGCGATGGGTCTGGAGAGGCCGTCAGAGCTACGGTTTTAAGTACTCGTGAAGTCGGGTCAGCCAATATTGATGTCAATGCAATTACCAACTACCCTACGGGTACATTCATTGCAACTACAGGTACTTTTTTATCATCTGGCAAACTTGACCCGACAACCGTACAGGTATTCTATGGTACGGCTGATGGTACAACTATCACCATCACCTCATTTGCCGCTGGTTATTCTGACTTAGGCAACGCTATAGGTGATGTTGTAGTGCTAAAGCCTACGACTGAGTGGGCTAATATAGTGGCTCAAGGTATGCAGAGCACTACTCAATTCCCTAGCCAGTTTGCCAACTTCGTAGAGCCAGCCGGTGGGGTATGGAGTACCAGTTCAGGTCTGATAGGCTCAATGACAGCGGGCAATGTCTGGTATAACGGCGTACGTTCGGTTATTCCAGTTGTGACCAGTAAGACCTTTACAGCTAGTAAAGATACTTATGTTGACTTTAATCCAGCTACCAGTGTGTTTACTTATGTACTTGAAACCAATGGGGCTGCTCAACCAGCTGTTACTAGCGGGTGTGTTAGAGTAGCATTGATTGTTACCGGGGCTTCAGCTATATCTAGTATTTATCAGGCAGCTTATTGGAAAGCCGTACCGCTTGTCTGGCAATATTTAGGCTCTATCCAGGTTACAACAAATCAAAGCACTTCTTCAAATACCTTTGTGGAAATTCCAGGAATGACTATTCCGGTGACAATACCAAATGGCGCAACAGCTTTACGAGCAACCCTCACTGGGCGAGATATAAATGGTATTGAAGTTTATTGCAATACTGCTATTTTTACAGGAGCTACCTCAGCTGCCTTAACAGCTCAAATTGGTTCTTCCCAAGCTTATGTAGCGTCAAATGTTGGACAATTTTTTCCACTTCACTGTAGGGGTTTTGTCAAATCACCTACAGCTGGCCCTATCTATGTCACAGCTGCTTTTGCCGTCAATCTAGGGGGTTCTGGTGGTATAACCTATATCAACGCTGCCTCGACATACCCATTAACCCTAGAAGTAGAGTGTTGTTAAAGAATATATGCTAGCATTCATGCTACACTTTGAACAACTAGAATCAGAACCTCGTAGGTATCGAACCTATAAACAGATTAGAAAACTTAGAATCTAAGTCTCTGTAGAGGTAGGAGTAGTGTTTTCTGCTGAAATCTCATCTGCGGGCAGTTCCGGTGCAGGTGGGGTGACCGTGTAATTGGCGGCTTCCAGAGTGGTAACTAAAGCTGCTAATACGTTATCTGCTACTGTCGGTTCTGTGGAACTCAAATCAGTCTCCAATGAAGTTAATGCTGCTGAAGTGGCTTCTACGCCCGCTTGTGCTGTTTTTAAATCGTCTTGTGCGCTCATTATACTGTTCCTTGATTAGTTGATGGTGGAATTATATCACCCGGCGCAGGCGGTTGTACAGGGTCTACCGGCGGCGTGGCACTCCTGAGGGCTGGCACGAGCTGTCCAACGCCACCTAAAGATGCTTCAGGAATGACTACAGGAAGTTCTGGGACGGTTTGTGAAACAATTGTAGGGCTAGATTGCCTAGTCAGGTTGTAAACAGCTGAAAGGGCTGCTCCTAGAGCGCCTATGGCCGTAAGTTTAGCATTACCTGAAAGGTTAGTCTGGTTAATAGCTAAATAAGCTATACCGGCCTCGAAGAAAGTCACTATGATATGTTCAATTTGTTGCTGCGATTTAGTCATTGGGGTCTCCTAAACCAGTTTCTTCCCTCACCCGTTCCGTAGAAGAAAAACTCGATTACTAAAATTACTAGACCCACTATAAAAGTGAGTATTCCAAAATTATGTACTGACATGGAGATCCAGGTAGCGTTAATCGCCCCAAAGATACAAAGCCAGACTGCTAATAGTATTACGCTTAATGTTCTCATTATGTTCTCCTCAGATTCTTTTCACTAAATAGATTATACCACAGATTATCAGGATTATTACTAGTATCGATTCCCAGTTCATCCGTTTACTACGTACTTTCCAGGGGCTAAAGCTGTAGCTTCGCCGTTTGCAGCCGCCCAAGCTTTCTGTGAATCTTCGGCTAGGCTACTTAGAACATGTGACAGATCAGGCTGTTCTAATTGGGCTGTTATTTGTTCCTGGGTTGGATTAGTATTAAGCGCTAGCTGGTAAGCTAACATTATTTGGTTTACTGTGGGTTTCATATCTATCTCCTTAATTCTTAAATATCCAAGTACGTCTTGAAAACTATGTTGAACTTCATGGGCTACTGGATAACCTTGAGCATTATAAACTCCGCCCCAATTACTATCGAAACCTACAAATCCCCCCTCAAATGGTGAAACACATATATCTATATGGCCAAACTCAGGGGAGTTAATAACAGTCGAAGCGGCGAAAACTACTATATCTCCGGGTTGAACAGGTTGTCCGACAGGTATTTGGTCAAAACTCTCTTGACACGTGGGGTTATCCCACCAGTCTTTGGCATTAGCATCTGGAAATGGTACATTTAATACTTTTTGGCAGTAAAGAGCTACTAATTGGACGCATTGACCCGTATCAGCCAACACTCCATCGACCTCAACAGCTTGTCCAGTGTAGGTTGAGATAAAAGTTGGTAAATCCATTATTGATTTAAAATCTTATGTTGTAGTGGGAATTTCTTTTTATGTTCTGCTCTTATTTTATCATGGTCTGGCAAGTGAACATGACAGGTAGCGTAATGCGTACCCTTAACATCATGCTTGGACAGCCTAAAGCAACTAACACATTTATGAATCCTATACCAGTTGAGGACTAATCCTATCAGAGTAATTTCACCAATGTCAGAGCCAAAACCTGAAAAGAACCCGTAGTATGGGCCAGACTCGTTGTAAGTACCTGTATGGACTGCGAACCAATTCCAGAACCATTGGCATAGATGTACCATTAGCTTTTCTCTAAGTCTGCTTTAACTTTCTTAACGGCGGTTGCTGTGACTTCATTGGAGGTCACTAAATCAGTAGCACTTGTCTCTAAGCGATCAAGGATTTTAGAATTAACTTCCATAATAGATTTGTTGAACTTAGCAATATTTTGGAGCGTGGTGTCGATATTTACCAAAGGTATACTTTTCAACACATCAATCTGGCCCGCCATACTTGATAGGGCTTTGACATCATCTACGTGCTGTTCTTCAAGGACGTCCAGCCGTTTTTGCCACTCTTCTTTATCCGCTTTACGAAGTTCTGTGAGCTTACTAATTAATTCCGTAGAGACACTTTCATTCATCTTAGAACGGCTGCTGAAGATGGTGAGCATCCCCCCACTAACAAGGGCTACCACTCCGAGTCCATCTAAGACTGTTGTAGCTAAACTGGTCATAATTGACATTATCTAGCTTATGATTACGGTTGTCAACGTTTCTTGCTTTTCAGATAACGCTTATGGTTAGATTCTCTAACCCTATCCGGGTTATTCTCGATATACCTCTTATCGGCTCGCATTTGGCTAGGCTTGCGTTTAGGCTCTGTGGCTTTGAGCTTGGCTATCAGGTTGGCTTGGATGGCTAAGTCAGGCAAAACCTCTATAGTGAATAGACGCATATCTTTTGTTGGCGTTTCTTCAATGTCGGGGTTATAGCCAATCAATATAGCTTTAGGTAGTTCACTAATTAGCAACCCAAATTGAATTTGCGCCATATAATTTGCAGAGATATTATCAAATAATTGAGTATGACCTTTTAAGTTCAAGCATTTTACCTCTAGTAACGTATCGCCCAATACTCCATCAGGTGAATACCCAGCATGCTTATACTTGGAATTGGTTATAAACCCATAATGCTTGACTGCTCCTAGTAGGCATATGCTTTTCTCATACGCTTCAATAGCCAGCGGTTCCAGAATGCGGCCACGTTGCATATATTTGTTGTCGTACTCAGCATTACTCTCTGGTGGTGTTTTCTTGCCTTTGAGCAAGTCTATGGCTGTACTGCCTGTCCAGCGTCCAAGTCGCATAATGCGCCATTGGGCGGAACGTTGAGGGAAATGGTAGAACCGAATCATGTCTTATCCTTTTCAATCATTTTATTAAAAGTCCTGTCATATTCCAGTATAAATTCTGAATTATCACTGAAATCTGATTACCGAATAAATAGATCAGAAACAATAGGATTATAGGTATAGCGGGGATTAGTTTTTTGGTCATTTCTCTACTCCCGTATATTCAAGGATGGCTTGACGGAGTTCAGCTTTATACATATTTACTCCAGTTAATCTGTTATCGGGGTTATCTTCCCCGACAATCTCCATAAGCTCTTTGTAGATTTGCTGTCTGGCTTGTATAAAAGTGAAGTCATAGTAAGTACCGCCCACATCGACATTCTTTGGAGAAGCATACTTACCTAATATATCTTCTAGGTGGTTCATAACCTACCACGCTGTTCGGCCCGAAGCTCATTTCTTGCCCTAGCTATAATGTCAATTTGTTTAGTATCAAATAGCCCATCTATAATCTGTTCCTGGTCTTCCCCGATAACAAACGTCATATATTCTTGGACTTTGGACATAAGAACCTCCACGCCTTTATCTTTTATCCAAACTCCGCCATCATTGTATTCAACCCAACCGTTACTTTCTCCGTTAACTTCTAGGTCTTGCAAAAAGTCCCTCATTTCTTCCCTTAATTGTTGGGTTGTCATGAGCTGTTTCCATAAATTCCAATAATAACGAATGCGATAATTACTAAAACACATAGGGTAACAATCAAATAGAGGCCGGTACGGTCTTTACTCATACTGCTCTCGCAAATCAGCTTTGTTGTTACTGCTCATACCACCGCCCCACATCCGTCACCACAACTTCCCCCCCTTGGTACGCCGTGGGGACATTTAGGTTTAGTAAAGGGCAAGCCGATACCGTCAAAATACAAGTTATTAGTGGTTTCTAGTTTACTCATGATTGAAATACGTTTTACCTTTCCATTTTTTCATGGTCTTTGCAATGAACTCTTCCTTGCTTAGGTCACCAAATCTAGCAGACGGTTTTGACTGACTGGCGATTAACGCTACCTCAGTATCTTGCAACTGTTCACGGACTTTCTGAATATCTGAATCTTTCTGTGTGAGAGCTACTACTATCAAGCCACTTATATCATGTACGTTTAATTCGCCTGCCATAGCTAATTCTTCCAGCTTCTCAAACGCTTGTTTTTTAGTTATGTTACTCATCTGTCTTCTCCTTGATTATCATTTATCCGGGTCGCACCAGTCACAATCATGTTTACAGCGTTTGTCTCTGACCAAATCACAACCGCATTCCATACAATTCATATCATCTCCAATAGTTTATTTAAACTTGCTTCTTCCTCGACTCTGACCCGTTCCTCGGCCACAGCATGAGCTGGGTGAAAAGATGGTATGTAGACTGGGTGCCATTTGGCTACGCAGTCAGCACACCACCACTTACCACGGTGTTTCACCCACACATCGTGGTCAAACTCGCCAATCTTGTACGTGGCCTGCTTATCGGAGCCAGGACAAGTTAGCGTAGTACCAGCTTTGCTGTAAGCCTGGTTCTTAGTCGAAAAGTCCATCTGGAGTTTCTACTTCTTCACCATCTACATTATCAATCGTCTCATCATGGTCAACAACGGCGTTCTTAGGTGCACGCTTGCTCTGGTCGTAGTGCCATAGGTCAACGTACTTGGTGGTCTCATATTTATCCTGCTTCTCAGCGTAGATAAATGCCTCTTTGCCGATCAGCTTCTCATTCAAAATCTTGAGCAGGTCTTCTTTGGTGTCGGCTGGTGTCTTGACGTTGGCAAACACACGCTTACCGAAGTCGCTGATGGTAGCCTTTTTGTCTTCTTTGACGTTGTGTACCAGGATGCCAAGCACCTTAGTAACAGCCATCTTAGCGCCACCTTCGGTATGCAACCATAGAGTAGCTTCGCCCTCTTCGTCATTGTCGCCAAGAACTATGACTTTGATGATCTCTCGGTCCTTGCCGTCTTTACCGGCTTCAGCTAGACCGATCTTAACTGTGTGTGCGCCAGGTGTGAAGCCTGCTGCACTCATTGGCTTACCAATGTTATCAAGTGTTTCGTCTAAAAATCCCATTATTTTTTACTCGCTTTCTTAGGTTTAGGTTGATCAATTACCATATCAATTAGTTTGACTGCATGAGCACTAAATTGGTTATTTTCTGGAGTATCACCCTCACGAATATTTAAGAACCAAGACTCACTAGGATTTTCTACACCTTTCTCGTAAAACGGTATGGTCTCACAAACATTGTCAATACCACCATCCAATTTACCTAGCGTACCAATTAGACAAGCACAATCACCTTCGTATTGTGTGCCATTGATTTTACCCTCAACAAGTGCCTTGCGTAAGCCAGGCAGTTCGCTTTTCAAATGTTCAAAGATGAAGAGCATGTCTCGACTACAGCTATTTATATAACTTTTTGGAAGTTTGTCAAGATCAGCACCATACAGATTAGCACCATACAGATTAGCACCACGCAGATTAGCACCATACAGATTAGCACCACGCAGATTAGCACCACGCAGATTAGCACCATGCAGATTAGCACCACGCAGATTAGCACCATACAGATTAGCACCACGCAGATCAGCACCACGCAGATTAGCACCACGCAGATCAGCACCATACAGATTAGCACCACGCAGATTAGCACCACGCAGATCAGCACCACGCAGATCAGCACCATACAGATTAGCACCATACAGATCAGCACCACGCAGATTAGCTTCAACTACAGCATCTTTAAGAGTTTCAGCTTTTTCTGATTCGTAAATTACTGCTCCAGAAATATAGTTTAGAATTTGAATTTTGGCTGTGACTTTCTTCTTAATAGCTGGCATTATTTCTTCCCCTTTGCTGCTGGTTGTGGTTTGTAATATTGTCTAATTGTAGCATCAACAAGCTTGAGATCGTTGGCAATCATATCTTCCTCAAACATGTCCTCTGGTGTCTTAACTGGGCTAGAACCCTCTAGCTTATGGACTGCAAATTTGTAACGGTCTTTGACTTCGCTCTCGGTGTCATCATAGACTGTCTCAAGCACTACGTTGGTCAAGCTCTCCGGCTGCAAATTGTCGCCAATGAATTTACCAGTAGTCTTGAACTTGCGCCTGCCAGTGTCCTCAGTATCTACGTGAGCAAATACATAGTAGTTCTGGTCGGTTGGCTTGCTAACGATTTTCTCGATTAGCGTGTTAAAGGTGTTAGCAATAGACTTAAACACAAAGAACTGGTCTTTATCAAGTGCGTGCTTACCCTGATACAGTGTGAAGAACTGGTTGGTGTCATCAATGACCACCATTGGCGCTGGAGCTGCCAGCGCAACGCTCGGTAAGCTTTCCAGGTCAGTTTTCACCACTTTGATGTCGCTCTTAAAAGGCATTTCTTTGCCAGTTGGCGAGATTAAATTTACATCAGCTTTTTGCAGACCTTTAAGAGCAAACGTTTTGCCAGTACCGCTATAGCCAATTACTACGATTATTCTACTCAAGTTAGTATCCTCTCTTTCTTAATTAAATGTCTTTTAACGGCCATATCTCTACAAGTCCTGCACTCTCTAGTGCTACGGTCTCTTCGGTGGTAAATATTATCTGATGTTAATTCGTGCCCATTTACACAATGAGTGCGCTGAGCGTTTAGCGCAAACGGGCTTTCACCCCTTAATATATTAACTTTTTGTGTAACTGGTTCAAGGTGGTCAGGGTTAACACAAGCTCGGTTACGGCATAGGTGGTCAAGCTGTAAGCCTTCAGGTATTTCACCAACTAACGCTTCATAAACTAGCCGATGCGCCATCTTGGGACCTTTTTTGCTCTCTGTATACACTTGTCCATAGCCACTAGGAGCTTTGTACCCTGCATATATCCAGCAATCTCTTGCCATGTTATTTTTCCTCCTCAATGAGCTTATATTTCTTGCCGTTTAATTCAATTATTTCGGTTTTAGATTCTTCAGATTTATCAGCCTCAAGTTCTAACCCACCCTTATAGATGATTTCTTGACCTTCATTTTCGAGATATTTAATTTTTTCTTTGTTATACCGCATACCAAATAAGTAGCCCGCTACAATTTTGAGTTTACCATATACCCGTGCATCACCATATACCCATGCATTACCAGATACCCGTGCATCACCATATACCCGTGCATCACCATATACCCATGCATTACCAGATACCCGTGCATTACCAGATACCCGTGCATCACCAGATACCCATGCATCACCAGATACCCGTGCATCACCATTGTCAAGCTCTACCGAGCTTAGCCAACCCCCCTTGTCGCCTTTCTTCACGCCACGACTTTTAATGTCTACAAGTGCTTCGATACGGAAAAGCTTAATCCCGAAAACATTTACCATACTCTCAGTAGTAAGTTTGAATTTAATATCTTTTGCCATTATTCTGTTTCTCCTTTTAATTCAATACTAGGCACATCGGGTTCAAGTAAGTATACTCGATTGCCCTCAGTGATAATTGCTATATTATATTTGACTTCTCTATTGCGCCAAAACTTCCATTTTGGATATTCCTTATGAAGTGTACGATATGGCTGTGCCGATATGATCTTTTGACCCTTTGGCAGTTCAATCCAATTCTCCAAAGATGGTCGTGGCTTAACCGACATTCTTATCCCTCCTTAATTTCTATTCGTTTACCTTGTAGTATACGAAACTTAGCGTTGTTATTGCGAATTGCTATCAATAGCTTGTCCCAGTTGTTGCGTGGTAGTGGTATATCCTGAATCAGGGCTGGGTTATTGCAGATCGGGCAGTTGGTATGGTTGTGGGTTACTGGTAGGTATTGTTCTTCTATAGACATACTAGCTAGTCCTCCTTCTTTGGGTTAAAAACACTCGTTAGGGTTGCTAAGACTCTAACATAATTATTTTCTTTAGTTTCAGTATCACCCTTGAGTTCAACCAAAACTTTACAGCCCATGATAGTTCCAAGCTCTACAATTATAGCTTCAAGATGACTAGAGTAGATTGGTTCTTTGTACTTAGCCATACTACCCCTTAAATTTCTTAGTTATGTACTGAGTCTCGCTCTGCTCGATACCCTCTGGCAATGAGCCAGTGAGTGTAACGTGAGCATTAACCTTAGTAGTGTCTAGCACAGTTTTGGTGAACTCTTCGTTGAAGCCTTTGAAAGTCTTACGAACAGCTTTTGTAACATATCCCCATTCACCCTCAAGCTTCACGATGTCATTGTCGATCATAGCCTGTAAAAGAGTAGCCTCGGCTTCTTTCTTCTGGATTTCTAAAGCCTTAAAAGCTTTCTCCTGAGCTGCGAACTTTTGTAGCACTGCGAGTGCTTTCTTGGTTTCTGGCTTGGTTGCCAGTAAATCTGATTGCTTGGTTGTCATTGTATTTAATTCCTTTCAGGTCTTATATTGTTACCTAATCAGTGTATCACGTTAATAGTATCTTTGTCAAATGATTTTTCCTCCTCCCATAAGTTATCTTGAAAGTCCTGACGATTAGCTAAACAACGATAAACACTAACGTCGATAGTGTTCTTACACTTAAACAGATAATACAGCGTGGTGTATTTCTGCCCTGTGCGGTATGTTCTGCCGAGACTCTGGGCAAAGTCTGCATAAGAGTAAGTCGGTGAGTAATAGACAGTTATGTGAGCATACGTAAGCTCAATGCCAGTAGAAGCGCTTTGATACTGAGCGATTGTAACGCTTGGTGGCATATTATCCCAGTTTGCACGATCAGGTAAGTTACTACGATGTCCCGATTGCTCATACCTCTCACGCTCTGGATAGCTTTCTAACACTTTCAGTATTGCATCACGTTCTAGGTTATAGTTATAGAATATGACCACATGATCTAACGTGCCGTCTAAAATATTGCGTAAAGCATCTTGTCGATGGTTAGCCAGAGATTGCCGTAAGTAAGTATGTAGCTTGCTTGGCATATCCAACAATTCACCCTCATCAGTAACACGATTTTGCTTAACGTGCCTATAAGCTGCCATCTGTGAAGTAGTAAGTTCTATCTCTACGTTAATACTACGTTTTGCCGGCAAGTCTAGCACATGGTCCAACCCTTTAGAAATAGCTTGCCAATAATGTTTTAACTGATTTTCGCCGGCATAGCCAATTATTCTTGGAAAACCTCTCGAACGATCAATTAAAACATGTTGCCTAAAAAACTGAGTTTTATTTTTCCAAAATCCAAACAATATCCCATAAGTTTGCATATCTTGCCAACCTTTAGGCAATGGTGTGCCACTAAGCAGTATGAATTGTTTACAATTCTGACTCTGTACAGCACTTATGATGGCTTTAGAGCGTTTAGCAGTAGCAGACTTGATATAAGTACACTCATCTACTATAAGCACATATTCTGGCGGAAACTCTTGCTGTTTAGCAAACATCTCATAAGAATATGTAGCATATAGTGGTGCTTCCCACACTTCCGCCTCACGCTCCCAGTCTTTAGTGCGTATTTTAGATGCCGGAGCCACTACTATTATCGGTATGTTTGGTGAATAGCGCTTGGCGTGTTCTAGGCTCAATGCCGTTTTACCACTACCAAGCGTAGCCGTCATAATCACGTTAGCCGGCAAGTCTTTTAGATACTCGGCTTGCCAGTCATATAACTGCATTTATAATCCTTTCTTAGTACGGAGTTGGACGTTGCTCGCACGCCGCCCAACTCCTGGGAGGTACTGCTGGCTGTTTCCTTCAATTTACCTTGCGCCTCCTCGCCGTGAGTATTCCGCAAGCACCAGCTAATTTAATTCCAGGTCTTAACTATTGTAACGTGTGCTAGGTGTAGCTGTATGCCACCGCAATACTTATATTGTGGCTGCAATGGTGCTATCCAGTGGCAATTGCTAGGGTGTAAATGTGCTGCTACTGTCGGCATGGCTGGACGTGTCAAAGTGACGCTGTACTGCCCTTGTATCATATTGTAGCCAAGTGCAGGCTCTATGTCTCTTGGCTCTGTAATTTGCGCTCTGGTGTTGTCCAGTGTAATCCCGTTCAAAACAGGTTGATTCAAATGTGCTACTAGTAGGAATGTTAAAATCATTGTATTATCTCCTTTCGTAATATTCGTTTAATGCTTGTACTTCGTGCTGGTCTAGCTCATCAAAATAAACTCGATCACTAGCAGTCGGGCAGTCATAGCCAAATAAGTCCATCAAGCCATAAACTGCTAAAACAAATTCTGTTTCGCTATCCATCATCGTATCACCTCCCTTAGTTACTATATTATATCTTGCCGGTGTGTCGTGCGTATAAATACGCGACAAAAGCAATGTTGCTGAGTATCAGCAAGCCTACGCGGTGCTTGTAGATAAAGCGCGCGTAACGGGTTGTCAAGTGCCATGTCAGGTATGCGCCTGATAGCGATTCGGCTTTTTGCCGTTTAGTTGACTTAACAGCTTTTTTGACTGCTATTTTGCTAGGCTTTGTGCTAACGCGTGTTGGCTCAAATTCCATAGCTTTGTTGGTTGGTTTTTGAAAAGACATTTTTATGCCCTCCTTATTATTTTTATGGTGCGCCGGCTTTTAATGACTTCCGGTTACAGGTCAATTGGTTACTAAAATGCTCCTACTAGAACATGGCCGTTGTCTAGTTCTATTACTGTCGTATTGTCTTGGAAATATTCAAGCTGTTGCGCTTTTTGCGTCCGGCGTTGCTCTCTTGGCAAGTCGCTATCATCGCCATAATGTTCTTTGTACGCTTGCTTTACACTGTCATATTCTGTGAAGTCGCAAAGCCATGCTATAGGGTCAAACTCAATAGGCTTGTCCATGTCGTCGCTTAGCTCATCAAAGTAATTAAACAGTGCCTTTGCGCCCTCTAAGCTAAATTGGTCTTTATAGCTGTCGCTTTGCTGTTGCCACTCCCAAAATGTATATTCATCGGTTAGTGTCTTGATTATCATAGTTATCCTGCTATCCCTGCAAGTATGCAGATTATTAAAGTTGCTGTTATCACTGTGGCTTGCTTACCAAACCGCCTAGCCAAATAGTGGCTGTATGTTTCGTGGTTGTAGTTCATTAGTTTACTCCCTGTAATGTTATCTTTACATTTTTAATGTGGTCGCTATCATAACCACCACCGGCCACAAGTCGCAAGTCGTTAGTTATATAGCTCTTAATATCGCCACCAAAAACATCAGTGTTTATACTATAAATATCTGTGAACACTAGCCCTTTGGCGTTTTGCGCGTCCGGGTGTTTTGCGTCTGTGTCATAGTTTATAGTTGCTTTAATCTTTTTAGTCATAGAATTTTTACACCTTTATCTATGATGTAACCGCGCCTGCTGGTACGTTATCGCCTTGAGGGTACGCTCTCAGCAGATGTGGTTACACCATGTTAGTTATTATAGTTAGATCAGTATCAGTACGTGTTCGTAGAATGTGCCTGTAGCAGTTGTGCTTAGGTCTGTTACTTTAATTTGCATTGTGGTTATCCTCTCGCTTAATTTATAGTTTGCTGGCTGCAATTAAGTTGTCTGCACTTAGCGTACATCGGCTTAATAGCGTCCGGGACATACGAAGCCAATGCCGGGTTAAGCTCAAGCATACAGTCAATACGGTACATGGCAGCGACCCGGCTTAATTTGCCGTCTAGCTGGCGCTTAACGACCCGGTCGATATATGTGCGTTGCTGGGCAGTAGTAAAATTCATGATGAAATCCTATCTTATTATTAATTCTTTACTAACACCAGTGTATCATGTGAAGTGTATCGCTGTCAAGTATAAAAGCATATTTAGTGTTGTAAAATTGTGTTGAGCAGACGTGTTTACAAGGGCTATTTTGTGTTTACAAAATGTTTACAAAATTATGGTATAATAGGTTTTAGTTACCTCTGTTGGGTTATTGACTATTATCTAAAAACATACCTCTAATATGAATTGTAAACATGTAAACACACATATTTATTCGTTATACACGCACGTATAGGTAGCTAGTGTATGCTGTATAACTAATAAAAAAAACGTGTTTACAATTGCCACCACTGTTAATTTGTAAACACGTAAACACGTTTTTTGGATTTTACTTAAACAAATTTACAACACCTTATCTGTTAGGCGTATATTGACGTATATGCATGTTTTTTATGTATGTTTGTTATGTTGACTGAAACACAACAAAACCATCATCACTATAGTTCGATTGTTTATTGGTTAGGGGCGGGTTGGTTTTTGAATTGATGATATATATTCATTACTATATCAACCCAAAAAATTAAGCAAAAAACCCTACCTTGACACTGCACTAGAGACATGTCTTAGATACCCATTGCCGCCGCAGGCAGATATATGTGATATACTTTTCGATATGAATAAATGCTACGTTACCGGCGCACAACATGGCTTTGTAGGCCAATGGCTTGTTAAGGAACTGGAATCTGCTGGTCACGATGTCATACCGAACCAGGTAGATATACGGGATTACGAGGCCCTGAGAAACGAGTTAGACACTCACCGTCCGACTCACATATTTCACTTAGCTGCTCAGGCGTTTGTGCCGGAGAGTTTCACATCCCCGCAGCGGGCTTTTGAGGTGAATACAATAGGCTCCCTCAATATCCTTGAGGCCGTTAGACAGCTAGGATTACAAACCAATATCCTGCTTGTTGGCACCTCCGAGGAGTATGGCGACGGGGATGTGAGCGAGGACTCATACCTGCAACCAGCCAGTCCCTATGCTATAAGCAAGGCGGCGATGGATTACTTGGGGCAGCTGTATGCTAAGAGTTACGGTATGCATATTGTGGTGAGTAGAGCCTTTAATCACACGGGACCCGGACGTGGTGAGCAGTATGCTGAGAGTTCCTGGGCGAAGCAGATTGTGGCTATTGAGCAGGGCCGGCAGGAGCTATTAGAGCATGGGAATCTCAGTAGTGTGCGGAATTACACAGACGTGCGGGACATGGTGAGAGCTTACGCTTTGGCTATAGACTTACCTTCAGGTGTTTATAATATATGCTCGGACCGGAATGTAACGATGCGGGAGGTGTTGGACTTACTAATTGCTGGCAATGATATAGATACTAGAACCAATCCGAGCCTATATCGGCCATTTGACTTTAGCTTTAAGAAGCCTAATTGCGAGAAATTTCAGAAATTGACGGATTGGAAGCCGGAGATACCTTTAGAACAAACGCTATTTGATTTATTGGAATATTGGCGACAAGCATGAAGCCCGGTATTATAGAAAAATTACCATATGTAGTGCATAAATTTGAAACGAAACAGGGATGGAATCATAACCCCTCAATTTGTCAAGATGATAAAAACAATACCTGGATTAGCATTAGGCATCATGATAAATTACCGCTAATTGTCCACTTATCCCCGCAAAATCACCCGCACCGCAACGAGCCGTCACGCTTGCAGGTTGGACATTTCGACCCGGTTACACTTGCCATTACGGATTTGAAATTAATTGTTCCGGAATCTGGCTCGCCAGAATTTTTGTTTAAGCATAATTTAGAGGATGTGCGGATTTTCCATAGGTTCGGTAAGCTTCATGGGATTGGTGTGGCTATACCGCCCTTGGGTATTGTCCAGGTTGAGGTAGAAATTGACTATGATAAGGGGACTTATAAACTCCTGCATGATTTTGGGCAACCATCGGGTCGTTCAGAAAAGAATTGGCAACCATCTAGCGTTCCCACGGAAGCCTTTGACTATATTTACTCGCCGACCCAAGTTATTAAGTATGGGTGGCCTAAGGGTTCGGTTTATACGGGTAAGGTGCATGGCGGTTCACAATTATTGCCGTATAAGGACGGTTGGATTAGTATTGCTCATAGGATTGTACATGTTACGGGGTTGACTGAGCGCTGGTATGTGAGTGTGGCGCAGTTGCATGACTGGACGGGTTTCGTAACCCACCAATCCCAGTATTTTGATTTCGGGAGCGGTTGGCGAGAGAATTTGCAGGAGTCTGTGGAGTATGTCAGTGGTGCTATTTGGATGGTTGCAGAAGAGGAGTTGTTACTTAGTATGGGTGTTCGGGACGAGACATGCGGTTTTGTCCGAGTGCCTGTTAGTGCTTTTGATTGGCGACCAGTAGGTGGCTGGTCGCAGAAGTTTTCACTTGACTCAGACTTATTAGAAATAGTGAAAGCTAGTTCTATGAAAAAGTTTGATAAATTGACTGCTGAGGCTAAAAAGTTATCTTCCGTCTAGCGTAGTTGCTTTTTTACAACACCTATATGCAGGCTTGTTTTTCCTATCCACTAGCACTATAATTACCAGTCTGGTGTCCGCACAGAAGACTAGACAAGAAGAAACTAAAACCCTAGATATTGCTGCTATTCAGGCCAAAACACGCATAGCTAGATTCAAGGGTGCAATTTTTTATATGAATGACGATGGGTATTGGAAGCCCTTAAGCGAGGATTACTTTCGTCAAATTGCCTACAAAGTGCTAGGAATTATTGCTAAAACTCGAACTAATGAAGCTTGGGATTATGTGCAGTATGGGACTCCAGATTTAACCAACTATGCTCAATATATACGGATGAATAACCTCGTTTGGGATACTATAAAAGTAGGTTTTACAGAGGAAATTAGTCCTGAGGATTGCGTTTATGCTACATCCGTTATGCCGAACTTTGAGGCGAAACCTTCGGCATTTATTATGGCATTAGCTGACAACGACCCTAGCGTATATGACGATATTTTACAGACGATTGCTCCGATTTTCCTAAGTCATAAGCCAGCCGGTGTGATTTGGTGGAAGGGTGAGGGCCGTAATGGTAAGACGACTTTAGCTCAGGTACTATATGATTTATTCCCAGGCTTTATATCGGGCTTAACTATTAAAGCTATTGAAGATGAGCGTGACGCACCAGCCTTAAATGGTAATTTAGCTAATATAGTTAAAGAGTCTAGCGAGGGATATATCCAGGACTCTAAGGCTTATAAAAGTATTGGTACTCACGAGCCATTTCCTGTTCATAAGTTCCATTCGCAGCAGAGCGTTATGATTGATGGTGACTTACATCATATATTCAGCGCTAATAATATCCCAACTTTTGGGGATAAGTCTGATGGAGCGAAGCGGCGTACATTGCTTATACCATTTGAGGCTAAATTTGACGATGACCCAACATTTATAGAGCGCACTTTCACACCTGAGTTTTATGCTCAGCACCTAGGGCTGTTTTTGGAATATGCTGGGCGGTTGAAAGAGCAGAATTATCATTATGTGTTTGGTGGTCTGTCGTTAGCGGTCAAGGAGCGTTATGACGAGGGTACTAACTCGGCGGCTACCTACATTGACGAGTTACTTGAACAGTACATATATGCCTTTGATAGTTATGGGTATCTCTATACGGATTATGAGAATTGGTGTAATGACGGTGGTTATAGTATTATGTCACGTCAACATCTCCGCCGAGCAGCTGAGAATAGGGGTTATCAGGGCACCACTAGCCGTGATGGTGACAAGCATTTCAGGCGCTATATATACAAAGAATCTTCGTTTGCTGACTTAGAAACAATAGGTGGTTTTAGGACAGGTATGCATAGACAGTCTGGGGTTGAGTCTCCCCTCATAGAGCGAGCTGAACCACAATCTAATATACAGGAGTTTTTAGATGCCATCCCTGACTAAATTATTAGACGCTATGCTGGTAACGGACTATAAAGAGTTTAAGTTAATGTCTGATAGCCCAGAAATAAATGCTGACGCTAAGACTGTAGCAGCCTTACTGGATAGGTGCTGCCATGCTCGTAGCACCCGTGCTATACACTTGGCTTTTGAGCGGCTTGAGGGTGAGCAGCCGACTCCTATTCGCTTTGAGACTCCAAAGTTCTATACTAGATACCATAACGCTAGTGCTCCAAAAGAAATTGCGGCGTTTTCGTCGGCTTCAGCGGTGCCCACCCCCTCTGAGGCTGAGGATGACCCCGAAATTACTAGCGATATTGCTGGCAGCTTGCGTGTTACGCTAGATGGCTTACGCAGACTACCGAAACCAGATGTAGATGCGTTAATTACCTATCGTGATGCTGTCGATAAAAAGAAACCGAAAATAGAGTTAGCTGTCCAGCGGGCTAGTGTCCGTAAAATCATAGCAGCTAACTTGCTTGCCATATCTCATACCGGTAATACCAACGCTATAGAGGAAATATTCCTACAAATTGAGGGTCAATTGGAAAAGGTGATTAAAGTGCTTGGAGGGCATGACGTATATGTTGACGATTATGCTACGCTGGAGGCTCCATTTAACGCTAAGATGGTTGATGGGCTGTGGGTAGCTGAGAATGAGGCTGTCACTAATATGTGGATAGCCAGACTAGCACCTGAGTCACAAGAAGTAACTAAGAAAATTATAGGAGGAACGGAATGAAAAATCCATTTAAGCGTAAGATAATTATTGACTATGGGGCTATGAAAAATGGTAACCCTGTCGGTATTGGCAATACTGGTATGACTACGGAAACTCAATTCAACAAACAATTAACCCAAGATATTACTGTCAACCATATTTATGTTTGGTCGGTCAACGGCACTACTGTTGTGCAGGTTGAGGATAGTAAAAATAAGGGTAACTACGTTCGTGTAGATGTGAGGAACTACTAATGAATACGCACACGGACAGAGCAATAATTTGGAACAAAAACTACGCCAACGGGGACAATTTACGCTCCTCAATAACATATTTGGACGGATTATTACGCCTGACTAAAGCCAAAACGGTCTTTGAAATAGGCTGTGGTCAGAGCCACATTTGGGACATACCAGGCATCGAATATATTGGTGGTGATTTTTGTGGTGATTTGATTGACGATAACAAGCGTAACCATCCAGAAGTGGCTTTTATTCGATTTGACGCACTAAAGGCTGACCCACCCCAAAGTGACGTGATAATTTGCAAAGACCTGTTTGAGTGTCTACCCAATGACGAGATTAGGCATATTATTCAGAAAATCTATAACTCAGGGTCTAGGTGGTTAATTGCTAGTACTGACCCTAATGTGAAAGGCAAACCTGATACTGATGAGGGGGTATATCGGGCTGTTAATTTGCAGAACTTTGGAGCTAAGTTGGTGGTGTTGGCGAGGAATGATATAGCTTTGTTTGAGCTTAGTAGGAAGAAGAAGTTTAGTGATGGCTAGCCTAAAATATCAAGAGTTGCAACGGCACTATAATTTTCTGCGGATTTGGAAACGCCGATATTATGAGATGAGTCGTAGGCAAAAAGGCTGCTCTTCTCACCAGTCGAATGGTGCGAAGGGTAAAGATATTATGGAGTTAGCTGAGTTCATGGAATGGTGTATGGATTTTGATAATCTGAATGTATTTTTAACATTGTACTTTGATTGGGCGCATAATGGTTTTAATCGTTGGGATAGTCCGAGTATTGACCGTATTGAGTCTAACAAGGGGTATGTTGCAAGTAACTTACAATAGTTAAGTTTTGCTGAGAATTGTGAGAAAAACAATAAAGACCCGATAACTCATAAGCAAATGCAAATATGAGTGAGATTCGCCGAACAATACATATTCACCACCATCATAAAGACGGCATTTGCTGTATGTGTGGTCATGTGAGTGGGGAACCAGAGAATGAGTGAAAAACAGCTACAACGTGACATTATCACGTTTTTACGTGGAAAAGGTTGTTATGTGCTTAAAAATGATGCGACTTATCGTCAAGGTGTGCCTGATTTGTCTTTTTGGCATAGTGACCTATCCGGCTTCATCGAAGTTAAGGCTAACGCTAATTCACCTTACCAACCGTTACAGCAACCTACTATCGAGAAGCTAGAGAAAATGGGCATATTTGTTGCTGTTATACATCAAGAGAATTGGCCCGAATGGCAGGCAAAATTTGATTTGTGGCTAGAACAGCCCTAATCGGCTCCTCATTCCATTTATACTCATGGAATACTAAGTCAGCAGGGTCTATAAGTGCTAAGGCACTTTGAGCGTCACCAATACCTAGAGACACTAGGAATTTACCTTGATTTAAAACTAATCCAGCTATAAATTCTACATGGTTATCTCCAAAGAGTAAAAAGCCTTGGCTGATATGGGTAGCAAAACCATATTTATCATACTTAACGGCATAAGAACAATATTGTCTGAAACTTCTTGTATCAACCATATGAGCACGGTGTACTTTATGTTGGAAGCTGAGCCAGCCATCTTCCCATTTAATAGCCTGAGAACCACCATGCAGTAGGCCATGATACTCATGGTCGCCTAGCAATTTATTGTCTTTAAGAATTTGGGTAGGACTATAGATATAATCGAAGAATTTGTTGGCTACCTCTGGTACTGTCCAGTTTTTCTCTATTCGTTCAGGATGTGGTTTAGGCACTAACTCTCCAAAAATTAGTTCATTATCTGTAATCTTACCTTGAGCAATGTGTACACTTTCGCCCTGTCTATCTTCTTTACTCATGCAAACGCCCATAGCATAAAGTGTAGCGTTTCGGACAAACAAGCGTACATCTTCCAGCCCGATATTTTGGATATACTCATGCACATTGCCAGCATATTTCAGCTTAACCAAATTACTGACAGTTAGGTTTTTCTCGTCTACTTCACCCAGTAATATATCAGTATGGAGTTTACCACCAATTATTTCTTGACCGTTTCCATGTTCGCCTAGTGTCCAGGTGCTACTTCTGATGCTTATTAAGAGCTTATCTCGATACCTCGCTAGGCTTGGATTATAGTAGGGCTTTAGAGGGTCATTCTGTGGCAGTATGATTTTTTTAGCGGGTAGTATTGTGATTATCTCTTTCCAGCTGCTCATTGTGATACTATAGTAACATTAACCATAAGTAGAGAGGTAATAACGAATGAATAGCGAGCAGGTAGCGAATATATTAGCATTTTATTCTTACTATTTCCCGAAAGACACTGTAGATGATATTGCCCTAGATTTTAAACTCCCACCAGCCAATATCATCAATGGTCTGTATTATGGTGAGCGTAATGGGCTTTTCACAGCCAAGAAAAAAGGTGCTCAGTATAAAGAAATAGTAGTCCAAGCTGTACCGGATGATAACGCTGATTTTGGTAAAGATTTAGATCGAGTTAAAAGTAATATCCTTGAGGTAATAACTAATCTCAATTCTGATAAGGAAGATATTACAGATGACAATTTGTTTATTTGGCTTGGTGTACCGTTTATAATTGCTAAAGTGGCGTTACGGTTGTTGGCTAATGAGGGTAAGCTGGTGAAGTACAGGATTACTGACCCGAAAGACAGGAAAAGTAAATATTATTTCTATACTTTGAGTGAGAATAAGGATAAGTTTTATGGTAACAAGCAGTTTCGTCGTATGCCACATAAGAAAGATATAAAAACTGATGTCAAGTTATCGAGTTGAAGCGGATAGTGACCCTCTATTCAAAGCTCAACGTAAAACCTACCTAGACAGGCATAGGTATTGTCGTCTTCATCCTGATGAGTACGTTCTTAGAAATGAGCGATCTTTAGACCATATTATTCCTATGTGGCGTTATAATGGTGATTATTGGGACAAAAGTAATTGGCAAATGCTAAGTAAGGTGTGTCATAATGCTAAGACAAAAATAGAAGGAACACTTACTATATAATTGCATAAGCATATTTGCTGGTATATTATATAGTCATGGCAAATTCTAACCATTGGATGCAGTCGGCTGTGATTCCGTCCCATAGGGGCAAGTTTTCAGCTAAGGCAAAAAAAGCTGGCATGAGTACCCAAGCATACGCCGAAAAGAAAAAGGGTGTTCCTGGTACTTTAGGCAAGGAAGCACGGTTGGCTCAGACGTTCGCTAAGTTACGAGGCGGAGAATAGGTATGGCTTTAGCAGTTAGTGCGCCTCAAAACCCTACATTGGTAGGAGTTGGTAACGCAAATGGTTCACAATATACAAGTTTGCTTCCGGCTACTCCAGCTGCCACCCCCGCCGCTACTCCAGCTGCCACCCCCGCCGCTACTCCAGCTGCCACTGGCGGCACACTCTCTCAGGCAATTATTGACGCAGCTAACGCTTCTATAGCTAATAAAATTGCAGAACTTCAGGGTCAATATAACGCTGTGGCTGCTACTAATGCAGGTAGCGACCAGCAACAGGACTTAAATGCGGATACTCAAAAACAATCTAATACGGGCAGTCGAGCTAACGCTATCCAAAATGCTGAACAGGCTGCTGCTAGTGGTAATCAGGGACTTAAAGCTGTCTTAGCTAGTCTAGGCGCACTAAATGGTACAGGCCAGGTATTAGCTGGACGAGCTGTAGCTGATTCAGCCAATAGCGATATTGGAACTGCTGATAATACCTATACGACTAATGCTCAAGCTATTCAGCAAGCTATAGATGCTTATCAAAGCCAGAAAAATGCCCGTGATGTTTCTTTAGCTAATGCTCTGACAGCCGATAAGCAAAATGCTACGGTTACAGGCAAGCAGAATCTTGTTGATGAAGCTGAGAATGTCGGCGACACCAAGACTGCAAATAGTCTTTTGTCTCAATTAGTAGGTGCTACAGCTCCTACGCAAGCTCTTAGCGCCACTCCCGTAATCTATAACGGTGCTAATGTCGGCGCATACGCACCTACTAGTAAGCTAAATGTTACATCTGCTGCAGCTCAGCCTGGAACGACAGCTTCTACAGCCGCTGCTAATGCGGCAGTAACCCCAGTCAACTCTGCTCTATACGTTAATAAGACGCAGTAAGGAAACAATATGGGGCTGTTTTCCAGCATTATCTCCGCAATCGGGAACGCTGCCAGTGATGTTTTTGGCAGTGGCGATAATGACCCTACAAAAAAGAAACAAAATACTCCAACTCCAGCGCCTGTAGTCAACCAAAAAGTTAATTTACCTACACCTCTAAAAGCACCTACGAATTTAGCTGTACCTAAGCCAGTTAATCCTGTTTTTAACCAACCAACTGATAATTCTAATTTAACGGCACAGCCTCCTCAGCAGGGTGCTAGTCTTTTCCATGATCTTACGCATAATCCAGTTACTAATGTGGTTGGTGATGTAACTAAGCCGGTAGCAAGTGCTGCTGCTGGTACTGCGCTTGCAGCTACACGGGTAGGCGAGGGTGTGGCTAGCGGGATAGCCGATACGCCAAACATACTTGTTCATGCCGTTACGAAGCCGGCTAGAGCACTTGTGCCTAATAGCCCGCTTACTCCAGTTTTGAATAGTGTTGACCAGCAAAGCCAACGAGTCACTAATGATGTTACTGACCCCGTTAATTTCTTGGCACAAAAGACTGACCAAGCTGCTCAGGCTTTCGGACAACCTGGTGCTGATATTTATAAGCCAGCTCAAATTGTTGGTAATGCGCTTGCGGTAGTTCCTGCGGCTACGGCAGTGGCAGCTAAAGTAGGAAGTTTGGCTGGTGATACGAGTGATGTGCCAAACATTCTTAAAACGGTAAATAACTTTGCTAGTAGACAAAGCGACATTCCTAACTTATCTAAAGTCCCAGTATTGGGTACGGTGTTAAATAAGATACCTGGTATTGGTGAGGGAGCCGAAACTGTATCTGACGAAGCTGCGCCCACAACGGAAAATACTCCTCCAGAATCAGGTACTAAAGGCCCAGGGGAAACCAAGCCTACTAATGCGCCGACTGGTGAAACGGCTGAACCTACTCCAGCTCAAGGGGCTACAGAGTCAGGTGTTAAGCCTGGGCCTGAGCCAGCTACACCAACTGTAGCTCAAAAAATAGCCGCCCTTCCCACAGAACAAGAGGCCGCTGCTCAAGTTCCTCCAGAAGCCACACCTGCTCCACTTCCCGCACCTGTCGAAACCCCACAAGCTCCAGTTGTAACTCCAACTCCAGAAGTAGCGCCAGCACCAGCTGCCCCCGCTATTGCACCTGCTCAAGCGGCTAGTGAGGCTGAGGCAGCTAGTCCTGAGCAGCAAGCAGTAGTCGATGAGGCTCCGAATGTCACTTTCAAAAAGACTGATAATCCGCTGGCTGGCGAAACTCCTCCAACCAATCCTTATGGCATAGACCCTATCGCTGGGCTTGACGATGAAACTGCCGCAAAGGGTGGAACCAAAGCTCAGTTAAGTGAGGGGGATAAATTATTGTCTCCTAGAGCACAGCTTACTAAGGTAGGGCAAGCAGGCCGTCAGCTTTTACAATTATTCAGGAATAAAGAATTTAATGAGGGCCGATTGACTACGGCTATGGAGAATGATACGCCTACTTTCCATGACCTGTCGCCTAAAGACCAAGCTACAGCCGCCAAGGTGGTTAGGGGTGAAATAACTACTGATAATCCTAAGATTAATGAGGCTGCTCAAGAGTTGCAGACTCACTTCAAGAATGTTTTACAGGCGGCTAAATCAGCTGGCATTGATGCTGGTGATCTTGGAGAGAAATATATACCGCAGATGAAAGAACCTGGTTATTTTAATAAGGCTTCTAATATTAAAAATCTAATAAAAAATCTTGTAGGCAAAGGTTATTCCGAAGAAAACGCTACTCAAATGGTTAATAAGTTACGGAATGATGTTAAGAGTCGGCCTAATCTTGCTGGACATTTGGAATTGCCTAGAGAAGTTGAAGACCCAGACCAAAACTTTAATTCTGCTAAGTTGCGTTCCTATAACGAGCAAGCAGCCTCTCGTATTGCTGAGGCGCAGCATTATGGAGCTAACAACGAAGAAATTACTAAATTGCACGGTAAGGCTGCTGAGAATGGTGAAGACCTTAACCAAATTAAACAGATTACCGAAGACTATATGCACCCTAAGGCAGTATCTAAAGGTGCATTGTCTAAACTTGCTACTGGCGTTAGAGGAGTAACAAATGTTGCATTGTTGCCAAAAGCTGCTCTGTCTCATACCTTTCAGGGACTAGCAAATACCGGCTCAGACGTTGGTTTTACTAAATATTTCAAAGCTCTGGGAAATAGGGTTTTTAGTTCTGATGAAAAAGATTTCATAGGCGAGTCTGGTATTAAGAATATTAGCACTCAAGAGCGTTCTCCGCTAGATAAGGTAACTGCTCCTGGCTTAAAGCAACTTCGTTCATTTCATCAACAAGTCGCTGTATTGGCTGGTAAATATCATGCTGACTCACTAGCCGCTAAGGGTGATGAGGCTGGCTTGCGTAATATAGGAGTGACTGGCGACCTTACAAAAGGTGCTGATGGTAAAATACAACTTACTCGAACTCAGCAACTTCAGGCTGGAAAAGTTGAGTCAGATAAGTCTATCTTCAGTGACAGTTCCTTAGAGACATCTAAAGCGCTTAAAGGTAATACCGGTAAGGCTGTAGGGCAATTCCGAACAGCCTATGTAGCCAAGCAGGGCGGACGTATTGTAAACCTTGTTAAACAAGCCCGTAATGGTGATGTCGCGCCATTATTAAGGTATCTTGCTGTGGGTGTCCCAGTGGGGGGCACAGGGACTCTAGCACTTAAAAACCTATATAAGACAGGCAATCCTAACCCATTTCCATCAGGCACATCTGCTAAGTCAGATGTTTTAAATGCCGCACAAAATTCTGGTGTAGAGTCTGTAGGGTTTGGAGCACCTGAGAGTGCTATAAATGCTGTTCGTTATAACTATAACAATAATGACAGGGTAAATAATGCCGCTGGTGCTGTATCTCCTATTGCTGGTATTGCTACTCAGGCTGGTCAGAACATAGATCAGGCACTTCGGGGTAATAAGAGTCCGCTTATTAAGCAGGGAGCTTCGTATATCCCGTTACCAAAGGTTGGTAGTATGATTGACAAAAAGTATGCTCCTAGCTCAATAGCCGAGAGTAGCTTATCGCCTAAACAGGCTGAAACCTATAAGCAATTCTTGAATAGTACCCCAGCAGAGCAGACTGAGATGGCAAAGAATAATGGGTGGTTGACGAAAGTGATTACCTCAGATGGGCAAAAGTATCTTAATGCCTATGGGCCAGCTTCACAGAAGTTGAATAAGGCAGTTAACCCGTTTAATAAAAGCGCTACTAACCAGAATACCCAAATTACAAATACTATTAAAACCCTTACGAGCGGAGATCATAATGCTCAAGGACAGAGTATTCAGAAGTCACCAGCTGAGACTCAGGCTCAATGGGGTACTATTTCTGGATTACCACCAAATGCTCAAAATGCTTGGATAGCCTTTCAGAAATCATTACCAAACCATAGCGTAGCTTACGATTTGACGGGAAACGGTACTGTTATTGATAAGAATGGCAATCAGTCTACAGCTTCAAAGTTCCAGGTTTACGCTAATTACGAAAAAGAGTTGCCAGGTAGTGCCGAGCGTAGTCAATTAGAAAGTCTTAACCCCTGGCTTACTCCAACCTTTCAAGCTGAACAAGCTCAATTTAATAGTAGTAAATATAAGAGTACCTCAGTACCATACAACGGCCCCTTGCCAGGTGGCGTCACGCTGAAAGACCTTACTTATCCAACTATAAGCCCCTCAGCAAATGATGCGATGAATCAAGTAACAAAATTGAGTTCTATCCCAGCTGCTAACCGCACTCCAGAGCAAGAAACACAGCTAAAAACTCTTGAAAGTAATCCAGAACTTCAGCAGACCTATACAGCCCTAGATAATTACACCAACGCTCAACGAGTAGCTAGAGGTGCTCCACCACTGAAACTGGCTCCCAATGCTTCGCCAGCAGTACAGGCAGCTATAAATGCTTATGATGCTTTGCCAGCTAGTAAATCTGGCGGTAATACAGACACAGCTACAAGTGGTGAGCGCTCGGCTTGGATAAAAGCTAATCCAGTCTTATATACTCAGATGCAAGCCTACTATGCAAGTGCTGACTTAGCGGCTGCATCTAAGGGTGGTGCTCAAAATGAATTAGAAGGTAATGCGCCATCACAAAGCTTTCTTGGGGCTGTTAAGAGCCTTGGCACAGATGATATAGCTAGTACTAAAAACGCCAATGGCACGACAAACTATAGCATTAACCCAGCTCTAGCTTATACTCAAGGGAGCGGCGCTAGTTCTAGTTCCACATCTAAGTCTGCTAAGGCGTATTATGCAGATCAAGCTGCTGGCTTGCCTGATGGTCTCCGTGATAAGGCTGTAATAACTGGCGCAGATGACAAGGGGTTGAAAACCAGTGCGAAAGCTGAGTATAAAGCACCTAAGTTAGCGGCCTATACTGCTCCCACTGGTAAAAATGGTAATCCATTCGTTCAGTCTATTACTACCGAAAAAGGGTTAAAAATTAGTAAGGGTAACAATCCATTCGCTCATAGCATAAGTAGTGTAAAGAGCGTAAAGGCTGCTTAAGAGGGTATAATAAATATTATGGGAATTTACACAGGAAATGCCAGTATTGATGTTCCAGCTTTCGCACAGGCTATATTTCTCCAATGGCATGGTATCCAAAACAATGTAACGGGTACAGACCTAACGGACTTCCTTAGCGATACTATTAACTGGACGAACCAATTCGCTAGTGAGTTAGAACTTGAGGCTGACTGGAAATATCTCAGAACAAACAACAACTCACTAGGGATTGTTACGAATAGTCAAACGTACAACCTAGACGATTCTATCCGTAAGCCGATCTACCACCCTCAGCGTAAGCTTACTATTGTGCAAGATGGTGTAGTTGTTTCTACATGGACACTGGTAGACCCTGACCAGATTCAGACTTTATCTGATTATCCACCACCCAATATTGCTACTTCGGGTGCTTCTTTCCCTAACTATGCGATGGTGGATAATGGTGTTCTAACATTATCTCGTGTGCCTTATAGCTATGAAATTGGCGGTACAATAGTAGCCGATACTATACAATGGATACCTCAGCTATCGCTTACTGATAGTACGTTGCTGACTACTGTAATTCCTCCTAAACTCTTAGTTTTAGGTGTAGTTAAAGACCAATTACCTCCTGACTTGGTGCGTGGTGGTCTGGCTACTCTTATAGAAACTCGTTATGACAAGTTGTTAGCCAATGCCATCCAGGACAATGGTGGCACTTCTCTGGATGACGAGTCTATGCCTGATGATCTAAGTTTTGTTGGTGGGATTTACCTCAATGGCTAAATCAGGAACGTCAATGTATGGCAATGTCATATCCTCTCCGATTATTAGTTTCAATGGAGGGCTAGATACTCGTTTACCAGAAAATGCTGCACCTAATACGTTTTCCGAGGGTATGAATGTCTCAGTTACTACGCAGGGTCTTTTAACTTTCAGACCAGGAACTAAGAAGTGGCTACCTGATGCCGTAGGTACGGTTTATCAGGTATATCCGGCTATTTATAACGAGCAACTATACTATTTCATATGTGATGACGGGTTAGTGAAGTATTGCCAAGATGGGGCTACGGAGTGGACGGATTGTGGTGGTGACAACTCAGTTACTACGGGTACAGGTATCAGATACCAATTTATGCACGCTGAGGATAAGCTCTATGTAGCCAACGGCCAGGACTTGTCGAGGTATATTGACCTTACGACTATGGAGATGGTTATTTTTGCAACCGTAGCTGACCCAACAAATGCACCTACAGCAGCAGCTTTTGGCTCCGGCTTGACTTATGCTACTAGCTCCGGTGGCAGCACTCCATATCCGATTTATTACTCGATTACGTTCAATGGTGTTATTGGTCAGACGGCAAATAGCCCTATTTTAAGTGCTTGGGTATCAGTAGATCGAACTAATTGGGTAGGCTCAAATACTTATGGATTGACTATTACTCGCAATAACACTACTCCGGCTAATGCTACAAGCTGGAACATATGGATGGCGAGTGGTTCAACGACTGGTTCAATAGACAATGACCAAATGCTTTTAATGGCCTCTGGACTCGATATAAACTCTACTGTCTTTAATGATGACGGAACGCTTCAGCCTAACCTTAATGCCGGTACAGCTCCTAACGATAATTCTACGGAGGGGGTGGTAGCGACTTATGGAACTGTAATTGATGGTACGGTATTCTTGTGGGGCATTGCGGGTAATGAGTATGCGCTTATGATTGGTGGTACGCCTGGAAATGCTTTTGATTTTACACCTACTAATGGTGGTTATATGCTAATTATGAATAAAGGTACTAATTATTTTCCAACCAATCTAGTATCATTCCGTAACTCTCAGGGCATTCCGAGTATTACTATGCTTTATTCCAATGCTGAGGGTGTCTCTAAACAGGCAGTCATCGAGCAGTCTACTGTTAATTATGGTAATTACTCATTCGTGGTATGGGGCGCAACTGACCAGGGGCGTACCGTACCGGCCGGTTCCAGTCCGTATGCTGTATATGCTTATAACAACAGTCTTTATTTCCCGACTAACGTATCGGTTATGGAGCTTACCACTAAGCCTACAACCCTTAACATTCTAACCGTTGATAATGTCGGCGTACCGATTGCTAATTTGTGGGCAACTATAAACGCTGACCAGTTACCGAATATAGTCGGTGATGGTATCAATGACCGTATGTACTTCTCATGTGCCGTTAATGGCTTTGAGTATAATAATATAATTCTGGTTTATGACGTTACTGACCCGAATAACCCTCGTTGGTATCCGTGGAATATTACTCAGCAATGGTTTGGTATTATCAGCCCACCTGACAGTAATGTTTTCTTGTATGTCTGTCAGGATAACCATATATTCAAGCTAGAGCAAGGTTTTGTGGCTCAAGATGAGGATTCTAATGGCATACCTACCCCGTTTGCTTTTGGTGCGACTGGGCCATTGACTGGCAGTAACCAAGACCATAGTGCTTATCTGGCTCTCGTGCAGGCGGTGTTTTATATGATAAACCAGATAGGCGATATAGATGTCACTGTTAGTTACAGCACATCCTCTCCAAGCGCATTAGTGAAGTATGGTAGTCGCTCTAAAACCATTAACGGAACTCCTTACATAACGAGCAGTGATGGTAACTGGTCGGATTATTCGTACCAATTCTTACCGGCTGAAGACCCGGTATTAGGCTGGGGTGAAAACCCGGTATTTAATACTTCTGATGACCAGCAAATAGGTGAGAATTATAGGCAAAAAGTGCCGGTCGATCAAGTAGTAAATGAGGCTCAGTGGAGTTTCGTATCAGACGCTGATAATATCTCTGGTGGTACGCTTCGGAGTATATCTTACGAGGGAGTTTCAATCGGGCCAAAGGCAGATATTCAATAATGAAAGTGTTACAATAAGTATCATGGCTAAAAAGAAATCAATCACCTCAACTACCGACAAAATGAGTGCTGATGATCTAATAAGTGAGTGGTTGCTTGACTCTCAGTGGCGTTATAACTTCACTATCGACTATATGACACTAGCCAATTTGGTTGGTGGTGTGGCTATGAATAATGTCAAAAATGCTCCTAGAGTAGGTGATACTCGACTGGGTAATGACGTTAAGCAGTTACCACGGGCTAGCATACAGCAAATTCCTACATTTGGAGTACCGGTAAACGGGACGAGACAGAGCGAAAAAAGTGCGATATGTGAGTATATTGTGCGCCGAGAAATATTGAATCAAGACCAGCAAGGAGTTGGTATTTTAGCCACTATACAACTTATAGCCGAGTCTGCGCTTACCTATGGCTGGCAATCCAGCATGACCCAGCTGATTACGCAGGGTCGTATGACTACTGATATAGCTTTTATACATTACTCAGACATAGCTATAGAGCGTGGAGTACTTGATTTTTCTAAAAGTGGTTATTTCTATGTTCGTACCCGTATATCCAAAGGCAGGCTAAAGACTATGATAGCTAACCTTAAAAAGAACAAAAAGACCTCTTGGAATGTAGCAGCTTTAGAGGAAATGTATGAGTCTGGCCCGATGGCTTATGCTTATAGTCTTAGAGACAGTTCTGTGCCTCAGTTTAACCAGCTGGTGAACAGCTCCAATAACATGTACAACTTCATAACCAGATACGGGACTGGGCCGTTTTATGATATAGATGTATTCAGCCCTAATTCTGAAGAGATTTTACGACATACTGTTTCTAAGAGTAAGTTCGGTTTTAATCGTGTTACAGCCTTAGTGCTTGACCCTAATCCTATTTCTCCGTTTGGTTTAAGTCGAGTACGTCTAGCTAGTCCGGCTGCTAACTTCAATAACATCTATCTCCAGAGCGTAGCTAAGATGCTTTTGCTTAACGCTGACCCTCCTATAGAACAACGTGGTCAGTATCTAGCTCCAGTCCGATTGCAGCGGGCCGCTAAGTGGGAGACTCTAGACCCTGCTGCTAAAGTTACTATTCAGGAATTATCGAACTCTACACTTGACCAATTTGAGAGTGTCTTGAGTTACACCGAAGGCCAGGTGGACAGCATAATGGGTATATCACCCAATGCTGCTACGGGGAATAGTGCGGCTTATGTCAATACCGTACAAGCACAAGCGCAACAGAGTATGCAGGATAACCAGACTACGCAGTTTACCAATGCTCTTGAGAATTACCTAAGGCAGTATGTGCTGACCGCTCTTGACCTATATATCAGCGAGCAATCGGGTGAGGGTACGATTATTATTGACGATCAGGCTAAGGATATTATCAATGGTCTTCAACCTATAGACCCTGCTACAGGAGTAAATACTCCGAAAGTTGGGCCAGACAATGAATATAACCTTAATTGGAATGATTTCTATGATGCTATTCAGACTTTGACTGTAGATATTGACCTATCTATGGGGCAGAAAGCAGCTAATCAGCAAGACGTTCAGACCCTACAGGACGAATTAGTTACCTTGCGCCAGAACTCTAACCCTAATGATCCCGTAGCTCAGGCTAACGCTAATAAGCTTGAGCAGGTGCTGATAGAAAAGACCGCTCCAGAGATTAGTAATATGCCTGACCCTCCTAATTTCGCAGCACCGCAGCCAGGTGGGACACCCATACCACCTGCACCAGTTCAGCAATAATGTTCTTGACATTGATTATGGTTGTGCTATGCTCTCTGTGAGGACTATATAATTTTATGGATGATGACGACAACGCACTTGGTAGTTATGTATCATCTGTTGAGCCTTTTGCACCTGAAAAGGGCAAGCCATCAGTTGATGCTGCTGACGAAGCGGCACTTAAGAGACTTATGCGTGTGGTGGAGAGTCAAATTAAGCTATATCATACTATATCTGGTATGAAACGGTTCGATACGGAAAAGTTTGACGCTGAGGAGAGAGAAGAGTTATGCTCAGAGTATGTTAAGCTTCTAAATGGTCTTAAGCAATTGATAGTTAACGCCATAGATGGTATAAAGGAGAGCGCTCGACATGGATGATGATGAGATGAAATCATTGGCCGACTTACTACTCCCTAAAGAGGAGGACGACAAACCAGATGAAAAACCTGATGAGGAAGAAAATAAGAGTGCTGAGGGAGATAAGCCTGAAGATATTAAGCCAGACGATAAGCCTGCTGAAAAAGACGACAAAAAGCCTGAGGATGATACCAAGCCTGAGGATAAAGGTGACGATAAGTCAAAAGAAGGCAAAAAAGTCGAGGAAGAAAAGAAGCCCGAAGACACCAAACCAGACGATGATAAGCCAGAAAGTAAACCTGCCGAGGAGGATACAAAACCTCTAAGCCGTGAAGACATTAGAGCAGCCATGCGCGAGGAGGCTGTGGAGCGGGAAAAGGCTGCTACTGAGCGTACAACTTTCGCAGGTAAAGTCCGAGACGATCTAAAAGAAGCCCTGAAACTCGACAGCACCTATACTACAGTGACTTTAGATGACGGTACACCTATCCAGAGCGTTGCCCAGCTTACCCAGGTTATTAATCCTGAGACGGCCGAGCCTTATACCCGTGAGGAAGCCCAGTCGCTACTCATGGATGCTCGAAGAATTGTTGACGAGAATTTAGCAAGTTACGAAAAGCGGGTTGATGAGCTGACCGACCTCAATGTTAATTTTAAGGAAGAGGCTGATAGGGTTGATGAGTTATATGGTGATATATTTAAAGCATTCCCCGAAGAGGCCAAAGGTTGGCTAGCAGCCTATCAAAAAACCTTTAAGCTCAGTGAAGATGGTAGTTATGTAGAGAATGTACCTATTTCGCCATTGGAGTTTTATAAGCCAATCTTAGCTCCCTACCGAAACGCTACTGACCAACTTAAGCAGCAAGAAACTGACACTAAAGCAGCTGAGGCTAAAGCTGTCAAAGACGCTGAGATTGCAGCCGAGCAAGAGGATAGAGGTGATTTGGGAGCTGCTGCTGGAGCCAAGCAGGGCAAAACTGACTTGCTTGATGACGCAATGGATAAGTATTTAAAAGATAACGCTTAAGGAGATAGATATGAACGGAAAAAATACATTACAAGCACAAGCAGGATCAGGAATAGTTGGAGATAATAAGGCTCCAAGTATTTTAGAAGAATTGTCACTGGAATTAGAGAACTTAGAACGTGGCATTTACGATTTACACGCACGATTAGATAAAATTAGTAATCGTTCAGAAAACACGCCAAATGAGGTAGCCGAAAACGACGTAGATAGTTCCTTACATATTACAGTTTTAACTGGTCGAGTCAGATTAGCTGGTCAGATAGTGCACAAGATGATAGATGAGTTGGTAATTTAAGGAGTAAATCATGGATCTTCAAACCGTAAAATTCGTAAAAATATTTAGCAAAGATAAAAATGGTGACTATGAGGTGGCTAATATAGGTATTGACCACCCACAAAAAATTAGAGCCTATATTGATATGGGTGATTTACAGCCTAAAAATGCTGCTAATAATGACCATGGTTGGCGGTTAGACCCAGAAATTACCGCTAAAATTAGGGATATACTAGATGACTCTGACAAGTTAGAGCAGATTGCCAAAGAGACTAGCACTCCGTTAGACATGATTAACGCTTTTCATGTGTTTATGTATGAGATTAGCCGTAATCGTAAGCTAGCTGTTAGAGCTGCCAATAATTCTCTGGATAAAGAGAAAGCACTGAGTGAGTATGAACAAGCAGTTGCTAAGGCTAGAGGTGGTGTGCCAGATGACGAGGACGATGAGACTGTGCCTGCACCTGGAACTGGTAAGAATTACTAGATGTGGAGATACCTCAGCACTTTACGCCAAGAAGTTACCAAGCTGAGTTCTTAAAAAACGCCCCAAACTTTAGGTTTATAGTTCTTGAATGGGCTAGACGCTCAGGCAAGGACTTAACCACATTCGCATACGCTATTCAGCGTATGGTACAAGAGCCTATGGGGGTGGTTATAATCTACCCTACCAAAACTCAAGGCTATACCTCATTTTGGAACAATGTAGAAGATGATGGTTTTCGGACGATTGAACACGTTCCCAGAGAGTTTGTAGCAAGCTTATACTCTACCTCTGATAATATGAGCATGGTGCTCAAAAATGGCTCAACGCTTACACTTGTAGGTTCGGCCAACAATCCTGAATCGTTGCGTGGTCAGAACACTAAGTTATTCTTACTGCCAGAGTTCGTAGATCAGCCAGTAGGAGTTTTAGGTATTATCCGACCGATTACAGCAGTCAATGGTGGTCAGATTATTATTCAGTCTACACCTAAGCAGGATGGTATCTCTGGCGGTACATTTATTAAACTACTAGAAGCAGCTGAAAAAGATAAAACCCAGTATGGTCAGCGCATAGATGCTACTCACTATATGACTCCAGAGCAACTTGAGCAAACTAGGCAAGATTACATTGCGGAGTATGGTAATGATTTCTTGTTTAGACAAGAGTTTTTGTTGGACGAGGGACAAGCCTTAGCCACTAGCTATTATGGCAATATTATTACTAAGGCTAGAACAGAAAAACGTATTGGTAATTTTCCTTGGAAACCTGAGCACCCTGTATTTGTCACTTATGACTTAGGCTCTGGTGCCGGTACTATAACTATTTTATTCTGGCAATACATCGATAAGAAGCTCAATATTATAGACGCTTTTGAAACTCATGATAATGGTGACACCGCTCTTATAAAATATATCCAGTCCAAGCCGTATAACTATGGTTGGCATTTCCTACCGCATGATGGTGCCAAACGAGATGACAAAGAAGCTGTAGCTCGTATTCAAAATTGGCGTAACGCTGGTCTTGTTAACGCCAGTTTACTGCGTAAAGAGAACAAAGAGGACGGTATTAGACGTACTCAAGCTCTACTCAGTAAGCCGACAACTACTATGCATAAGCCAACTACAACTGAGTTTGTGCGTAAGTTGGCTATTTATAAGCGTAAGTTTAATCAATTTACTGGTGACTATGAGGGGCCAGAGCATAAGAGTGAGAGCCATTATGCTGACAATTTCAGATATGTTAACGCAGCTATCGAGCAAGGGTTTAGGCCAGATGGTACGCCATATATGACAATACCTGGTAAGGAAAAAAAACCAGAGCTGATAGTGAATGAAAATTGGGATTCTGGAGTCAATTTTGATTTTTAATTGACATTTTAAAATCATATAGAGTATATTATAAATGTGACTCTTATGGTTATGTTAAAACTTAAAATGAGGTAAATTATGAATCCTAACTATTTTGGTATTCGAACCGCTAATAAACTGGAAGCACCGCTAAAGAAACTTAGCGTTGTTACCCAGTATCTTGGCGACAATGGGTATGCCTGGACTGGCGCACTAACTGTTCGTTCTTTGTATTTCACTAACGGTACTCTGGTAAGTACCAATAACAGCGCTGCTAGTGGAACTTGGGGTACACCTACTCTCGCAAGTACCGCTAATAACGATTACACTATTGACTACGACGAGGGTATGATTACCCGCATTGCAAAGCAGCAACAGCAAGATGTTCCTATTGATAGCCTCGGCGCTCAATGGGCCGCACAGCAACTTAGTGAGGTCTTTATTCCTGCTCATGACGAATACTCATTGAGTAAGATTGAGGCTGCTGTTCCTTACGCTAATAAAATTCCTATAACCTTGAATAGCGGAGTGCTGCCTACTACCGGTCTTAATCTGATATTCCAGACAGCTATTAACGCTGCCCGTGTCGCTGGTAATCCGAACCAGAACAGTATGGTGGCGTGGGTAGGCTATGACTTCGTATCGGCACTGCGTTCGCAAATTAACTTCACGGGTTCCGACCTGGGTTATGCCAACGCTACGGCTGGTTTCTTGGGTAAGCACGCTGGTGTAGCAACTGTCGAAATTCCACCTACTTACTTCTTGGCTGGTACGTATTGTATCGTTGCTGACAAGCGAGCTGTCATTAACGTGACTCCAAAGGTCGCACCAGAAGACTTCCGTATCCTTACGCAAGTGCCTGGCTTTGATGGTATCGAGGTCCAGATTCGTGACCGTGGTGCAACCATTCCAATGTTGCGCCGTGTTCAGAACTTGAGCCTTATCTACGCTGCCAACTCCTAGTCGGTAACTAGATAGCCATTAAGCACCACTGCAAATGTGGTGCTTTTTGGTTGTGCTTATAGTATGATATGAATATGAATCCTAATCTCACGTACACTAGGGGCACCACCTACAACTTGACGCATACCTACACAGCGCCTGAGTACCTGGGAGCAACTCTT